TAATCCCTGTTTTTTAGATAAGAATCTTGCCGGTTCTGAAACTCTCCAGATATAATTTGAACTTGAGCAAGGCGAGCGTCTCTTTGTGCGCTTCTCATAATCTTCTGCTCATACGCCATAAGCCTCGTATTAAGAGAACTCATTGCGTCAGCAGATAGATTCTTGGAGGCTAGAGAGTCCTTAAATGAATTTGATGCTTTTGTTAACTGATCGTCCCAGCTAGAAGGATTATTAAAGTTAAGTTTTTGCTGCTCAGCCTCCATAAAAGCGCCGTATTCGCTTTCAGTTCGCAAAACGTCAATTTTGTTTTGCTCTTGCAAAATTTCCATCTTAGCAGCGTGCATTTCCTCGCCTACCGATCCAACAGCTTGTGCTATTGCTTGCAGACCAGAAGTAGAAGGCACTCCAACTCTGATTCCTGCTGCCTGCTCTGGAGGAACTGCTGGCCCTGTTAAATTTGGTAATTGTGGCATAACTTAAAAAGTTTTTGTTTTACTAAAGCCTGGAGTTGCGTCCTTTATGTCTTTCATTTTGCTAGAAATCCTAGCGGCTCCTCCTATAAGCTGACCCATTGCTGTAGCTTGCGCGTTAGCTCTTGCTACTTTTCCTTGGTAGATCTGCATCTGAGCTTCGTTGCGCCTTGCCTTATCTCTAAATGACATCTGCCTAGCTTCGTCTAAAATCTGTAACTCAAGTCTTGAAGTGGCCTCATCAAAGTAATCCGCGCTAGATCCCTGAGTCGTATCAAGTCCAGACTCCTGCATACGGAGTTTAATCGATGATAACGCTCTTTCGTTTTCAGTTCTTTTGCGAGCCATGCTTTCTAACGAAGCTTCTGCCTCCTGCTCAGCCTGCCGCGCAATAACTCTCGCATTATACCTAGCAGACTGCATTGCCATCTGCCCTTGTTGAATTGATGCACCCGCTTTCATTGCAGTTGCAGCGCCCATTAAAATGTTTGGAAGTCCCATTTCTTTATATTGTTTGAACCATTTGCGCCATAGGTGGCCCGACTTGTGTGAAACCTGAGCGAGAACACTCCCTGACCATGCCTTTAGATTGAACAAAAGCGATCAGCTTGTTGACGCCTTCTGCCTTGGCTATCTTTTGTAACTCCTTAAATAAAGTATCAGCTATCTTTCTAGACTTAGCGACAGTCGAGTCAGGGCTAATAACCATAGCCTCAATAAACCCAAGCGCTCCTGTAACATACAAGAAACACGCTCCAACGGGCCTAGAATCGCTTTCTGCCACCAATCCTATACCAGACTCCAAATCAGACCTGCTGGCCCTCAGAGAGCCGTGTGAGTCCCACCATTGGCAAAGCAATGGATAATGTTCTGGAAAATAAGGTTTCAAGGTTAGCTGGTCTTCTCCCATTTGGTGATAATATTACGGATAAATACGCCAAAAGGAATATCTGATTGGTAAAAAACATTACCATCAAACGATCTAGGCAGAGTATTTCTGACTTCTAGTTTGCCGCTGTAGAGTGCCGGCGATGATCCAAGGTCTGCATCAGACTGTCTTGGAGTAAGATCTGTAGGCTCTTTAGTGTCATCCGGTGAGTCTTTTGTCTGGATTCCGAGCGAGTTCATAACGTCAATCGTAATTTCTTTGACGCGCTTCTTGTCTCCAGAGGTCGTTCCCGACGCTGTAATGCCCTCTAACGGCATTGGCCATAGCTTAGCTTCAATAGATAAGCCACAAGTTGCCTTGCTAGCAGCAAAGTATGGATTTGAATTTGAATCTACTGCTAATGCCGGATCAGTTTGCGAAGAATCACCTCCAGTGTATGCAAGAACACAAACAAAATAAGTATAGGTTCCGCTAGACAAAAACCTTACGCGATCCCCGACTTTGTATGAAGATGCGTTATTGAAATTATCATTAGTAATAGTAGGTATCGTAACAGACCCGCTGCTTACTGTTTTCTTGCCAAAATAGTCCCCGTCTAAAAGAATCTGTATTTCTTTACCTTCTAGGTGAGTTGATCCAGCAATAGTGGTGACATCAGTCGTAGAATTTGTAGAAATATTAGTGCCGGTAATCGTAGTGCCGCAATCGACATAAAACATATCGTCTTGCAGGCCATCATCTTGAATTCTGATCTGATCGTTCTTTAGCCTTTCAATGTAGCGCTTGGTGCTTCCATTAATGGTTCTTTTCACTACAAAGTAAACCTCGTCCTCTTCTCCGGTAGCCGGAAGGATAGCAACTGACTCAATTGTCCCTCCTTGCGTTTTAAGGCGATACCAGCCCATTTTCTCCACTTCTGGATCAAACACTAGGCAGGCAGCAATACCCTCTCCTGTGACGGCGTAGAGCGTAGAAACACGGTTTAGCTGAAACGCCATCTGTTTGACACCACCTTTTGTTACGTGTTCAGCCTCTCTAGTCATATCAGCAGCAGCGTAAACGCCCCGCTCATAATCGTTTGTGAGACCTCTGATGATCCTGCCTCCTAGCTGGACGTAGAATGTAAAGTCATCAACCTCTACAGGCTCTAAATCAGCAGCGCCGCGACCGGCTTGTCTTGCCGAGCTGTTCTTACCTGGCGCTAGAATAGACGACCCGTCTTCACCGGTTAGGTTTCTTATCTGCGAGGATAGCCCTAGAAGCGTCTTTGACTGCTCGGATACCCATTGTATCGGATCTTGGTTGCCGGTCCTTAGAACGTCTTTAAATGGCTGCGAGTCTCCTTGTATGCCACGCTTAAAGTTATCCCATTTATCTACTTCACTGCCCCAGATAGCTTGGTTGTCTGCCTTAGTAGAAGCAAAGCAAAGCCGGTTGTTTTTAAAGAACACCTGACTTGGAAACCCTTTTCTATAATTCCACTCATTTTCTGACCAGTGTTTAGTTGCTGCCGTAGAATAAAGCGGCCTAGTTGTGCTTACATTAGCAGTGACTTGTGTCGGAGAAGTGTAACCAGTAACTGTAACTTCTCCTGACTTTTCAACATCGGCAGTTGTCCACGTCACTCTATGGTTTGTTCCGTTAGCAGTATTAAACAATACAACACGGAGCCAAATTGGATTGGCCGACTCATCACCCTCTCGGACGTAGTTATCAGAGCCAGAGTAAGACGCCATTGAAAATCTAGTTATCCAGTTATTGTCCTGCCCATCTTCTGATTCTTGAATACCCCATTCACCATCCCATGAACCCTCTGTTCTGAATGACCATTCTCCTTCAATGTAAAACTTCATCACATCAGAAGTTGTCCCTAAAACCTCTGCAACTACACCAGGAGAAAAATATTGATTTAAATTAAGAGGATTTGTTTCAGCAGAAGCAGAAGTATTTGCAGGGTATGCTGTATGGCAGGTGTAGTAAAAATATGTAGTGCTTCCCGTAGTAACGGGATGTCTAATTTCATCTCCTACTTGGTGAGAAGTTGCAGGAGAAAAATTAGCAGGGCCTAGCACTTTAGTTTCATTAATAGAGCTTTCTAATACAGTCCTAGGAACATAGTGAGAAATTTTAAACGTGCTTGCATTTGGACTACCATTTGGATCATCCATGTCATCAGTAAATAAATTACTGGAAGACGTTAAGGTTATACCTGTTCCTGTTGTCGCAGACGCGCTTATAGTAACATCTGTAAGGTTTTCGTCTTCAAACGGCTGGTTCTTAAACTCAAGCAGCGCAAAATCAAACGTAGTGTCAGATGTTCTGGTTAACTTGTATGGAGTATGATTAGGCGAAGCGATATAGACAATGTCGTTTGTCGATGTCATTCTTAGACTAAACACCTCATTCTCAGTGTAGGGAGTTGTTTTAACGTAAGGATTACCTCCATTATCCGTTAATAGTGACCCATTTCTCCAAAACCTTAATTTAAGATCGCTAAACTCTAGCAAGTAAGATTCCTCATTAGAAAACGTGAAGCTTTCAAGCCGTGTTTTCTTTGATGGGTCTTGGACCTCGCCAATGTATTCAGTGCCAGGTCGCTTTCTCGCGCCGCCAGGTATGGTCGGGGCAAAGTTCTCCATCGTTCTTAGCGATGTAGCGTATCGTGACAGCTCTACACGGCCAAGCATGAGCGGAGACCACTCACCATTAAAGTTAGACTGCAAAAACTCAGGCATTGTATCTTCCGCTTTCGGCGTGGTTTTCTTCAGATCTTTGGAGAAAATCAGAGTTTTCTCCTGATCGTGACTGTCTTATATCGCTCAGCCATGCGTCTTTAATGGCATTGTCGGCCATATTAGATAAATCACCGGCCAGTCTGGACTCACCGAGGGGAATTGCTAGCTTTGACGCCAGCTTGATTGCTAGAGCTTTAACAAGCAGTGGTGATAGATCTGATGAGATCACCTCTTTGATGTAACTAAGCCGCAATGCTTAATGTTGCTAAGGATAAGACCAGGCTCTTTCTCAAACTTGCGAATTGGAACAGGGCTTGGTGTGGGCGTCTCTTCTGAAAGCTCAAACAAATCCAAGACTCTTAGGCAGTCTTCTGGGATAATGTGAGCGTAAGACCACCCGAAATCTGGTGTTGCGCCGGATAGCGTCATTCTAGTTCTTTTCCGGCCTACTGACCACCTGTGTTTCTCCATGATCTCACGGAGCGTCTGGTCAAAGTGGAGCGAGACCTGCCGTGCCTCCTTGGTGTTTTCAGACATTGTTGCAATTGTCTGCTCTCCCAAATAGCCAAGCGCTTGGTTGGCGATGTCGATGTCGGTAATGATCTTGCTCATAAAAAGGAAAGGCCCGCCCGCCCCGAAAGACAGACGGACCCTTGTTGGTTGTTGCTATGGACTAGGACTCGTCGCAAGGAATCTCTACAACCTTGATTTCCTCAAGGCGAGTGGCTCCTGCTGCGGCAGTTCCGCGAAGCTGGGCGGCGTCATTGAAGTCGTTACGCTCGCTAAGCTTAAACTTAGGATTCTGCCAAATATCAAGTGCGATACCTGACTTCACGAAAGCAAAGCAAGTGCGAACATTGGTAGCGACTGCGAGGCGCTCGGTGCGGATAAAGTTAAAACCAAGGAACTGGTCAATCTCTCCGTTAAAGAGAGCCTGTAGTTCGCCGGCGTAATCACTTGAAGTGATCTTAGCTTCATCATAAAGACCGCGAAGGGCTTTGGCGTTAAGAACAAGGTAAGCGTCGTCACCGTCAATATCTTGACCGAAGACTTCGTTCTGCTCCATAAGCTGTTTAGCATCAAGGATTTTGGAAAGGTTCATTCCAGATCCAGTGCCGCCGATATCAACAGAAATAACCTGCGTTGTTGGAAGAGTTGTGCTTACAGCGCCATTGTTACCGGTCTTTGAAGTTCCGGTTGCAGCGGCAATAATAAGATCATCCATCTTGCGGTTAAATCCTGCCTTAAACTCAAGGAAGGTTTGCGATGTGGGCTTTGACTGCTCTGCAAGCCATACCTCGTCAAACTCGTCAAAATGCTTAACAGCCTGGAACTTCTCAGGGTAGTTAGCGCGCTTCTGAGTTTCGATTTCAGAGATTGCGGTTGCAGCAATGCGGTTTTGACTAGGAGTGCCAAGTGACGAAACGTCAATAGGCTTAATCTGGTCGCGGTAGTTTACCTCACCGGTGCAGTTGGAATTGACGCTAACAGCGCCGCTAAGACGGCTATCGACCTGCTGGGCAAGACGACGCCACTGACTTTCAAATTTAGGCTGATACTGATCGATCAGCGCGAGTGTTGGACTAACTGGCATAATATTTTAAGGTTTAGGTTTTGTTTTGGTTCACGAAAGCCGCTGTCTGTGAACGGAAACCTCTAAAATTGGGGCAGCTAATGCTGGTAGGCCATGCGAGGGGCGTATGTAGGGCGGCCAAATTGGGGCTGTATAGACAGGTCTAGCAAGCTAGGTAAGCTGTCATAAATAGCCTTCTAAGCTAAAATATCAACTTAGTCAAATAAAAAGCCTCCCCCTCTGACATGACTAAGAGGAGGAGGCTCGGTGCTAGATGGGAAGAGAGAGACCACCTAGAAATTTGTTAAGCAATATCTCTCGCTTTTGCTAGCAAAGTATCAACGTGTTTGTGGACAGCATCGTCGCCGGCCATGAACTTAGCGTGCATTGGGTGTTGGCTATCTTCCATGATTGCCTGAGCTGTTTCGGCTGGGCCTCGGAAATCATCAACCTTAGCTGTCTGACCTGGACCTCGGTAGGAAGCCTCTGAGATTGCATCGCTTAGGTGAGCAAACATCCTAGTAAGCTCTGGGCTATCAATCTGAGATACTACCTGCTTGACGCCTTCAATCTGCTCCTGACTTAGTCCAGCTTGGATTCCGAGCTTTTCGGCTGCAACAGTCGCTCCGTTAACGCGCGCATCGGTATCAGTTCCAAATGCTTCTAGAAGCTGCTGTTTGCCGGCTTCTCGTCGCTCTTGGGCCTCTGCCTGCCATTGCTCAGCTTGTGCTGCTGCTGCTTCTTGAACAGCCGCTAGTCCGGCAGTGATTGCTGGTCCTGGCGCTCCTGATTGGATCAGGGCATCAACTACTGGAGTTGCCACCTCTTCAGTCCATCCAGTAGCGTTCTGGAAGCTTTCAAAGTCTTCCGGCATGACTTGATCTGCGCTCTCTGGCACACCGGCAGCTTCACGGAATCGACTCCAATCCTCATCGCTGGCGTCTGCTCCTGGGTAACTGACTGACTTTGCTCGCGCTGCCGTCTGATTGTCCTTAAGCATCTTGGCTAGGTCAGATGGACTCTTGCCCTTAAAGTTCCGGTTAATGTAGTCAGCATCGACGCTGTCGTTCTTAAACCGGTCTCCAATCTCTTGGAACTTACCGTCTGCATCAAACATTCCTGATGCGTCAAAGGTTGGCGGGGTTGATGGGTCTGAGCCGTATTCTTCTGTAGGATCAGCTACGGCAGCACCGCCACCAGCATCTCCTCCTTCTTCGTTTCTAATCAATTCGTATTGTCTCATAGATTCTCTTCCGTAAATAGGTCGCCATATTCGTCTTTAAATTGTTTTGCACTCCAGTGTTCGCGTCTCCACTCAACTACTTGCTCTGACTTCCCGCCCATGCGCTTAGTAAAATATTCTGCTGGAGCATCCTTTTTAGACCGCTTTGTTTTAGGCTGCTTAATAGAAACCTCAACCTCTACTGGTGATGCGTCACCGATCAGGCTTTCCAGAGTCTCTCGGAACTTCTCCTGCTTGTGGTGAAGACCTGTAACCTCGCCGTCTACAAGCGTGGCGATCTCTTTCATGTCGGTCTGTCGAATGAACTTGTCGCCAACTAGTTTAAATAGTCTTGGATCAATCATCTGGGTTTCTTGGTTTTAGGTTCTCTAGTTCTATGATTACGTGACGGCCACCTTCTCGTAATTTTGCGGATGTCTCGTTGTAGTCGTCTTCTGCTTTGAACACCGGCTGGTCAAACTGGAATTTTACTTTCATCCATTCCAACAGCGCGTCCCCTTCTGTAGTAGACAAGAGGGTCTTAACCACCTTGCCGTTATGTGTATGTCTGTCCATTATTGCATCATGCCTTGAAGCTTCTCAGGATCGACCTGGCTGGCGTCCTTGGCAGCGCTGGCGGCTTGTTGAGCCATCATCATCTGCTGCTGTTGAGCCATCTCTGCTGCGCGGGCCTCGCGCTGTTCGATTACCTGTTGAAGATTCTTGATGACATCCTCAGAAATACCGTCATTGCGGGCGCTATCTCTGA